AAGCTGCTTCCCATCAATCAGCAGCTTGGAAAATTGGCGGAAGGTTATCAAAAAGCGGCTTCTGCGGGGATGGGCCAAGAATTTGTCATGAATACCTTGGGTGTTCGTGGCATGGAGCTTGTCAAAACGCTGAAAAACTATAACCAAGCAAAGGAAAATGGTGCAAAAATACAAGGGATTGGGCTAAACCCGGAAGCTATGTATAAAATGCAACAACAACTGCATTTACTGGAAATGCAAGCCGGGCAGCTAAAGCTTGTATTCGGCAGTGTGTTTGTTGATTTGCTGGGTGACAATGTAGGGAAAATCAGCGGGGAACTTGCCCAAATGGCCAAGTATGTTGCGGATAATCGGCAACAAATTACAGCGACGACCGGAGAAGTTTTTAAATTATTGGCAGCTTATGAAGCCGTTAAGGTTGCGGGGAAAATAGGAAACGGTCTTTCGGGTGCTTGGCAAAGTATGAGCACGAAATCCGAAATGAATGCCATAAATGAAGCCCAGGAGGCGGCGTTAACTATCCAGCAGGAGCGGTCGATTGCGAAAAGGCAGGCCCTGGTTGATACGGCAGCTAAAAAGGAAGAAGCTGCGTATTATAAGACGGTGCAGGCCATGGAAGCTTCAGAAGCTGAAAAAAATCAGATTTTTACGGAATATCTGATTAAACGGGAACAAGCTTCTCTGGAAACGCAAGCAAATATACGTGCAAGTATGACAGAAGCGTATTTAGAAGAAATTGCTAAAGCGGAAGAAGCAGCAACAGCACAAGTGGCTAGTATAAATTCGGTAGCTGTAGCCGCGGAGGAAAGTGCTGCACGGATTATAGCTGCAAATAACATGGTAGCAGGAACGGCTTCTGAGGTTATAGTGGCAGAGGAAGGGAAAGCCATTGCGATGACTGAGGCTGGCATTGCTGGAACTACAGCGGCAAACACTACCGCCGCCGCAAACGCAGAACTTGCAGAGGCTGAGCTTATAGCCGGATCAGCCGCGGCGGAAGCGGGGCAAAAAGCAGTTGTCTCAAATGGCTTGGCGACTGCCGCAGTCGGGGGGAATATCGTTGCGAATGAGACTTTGACGGTAGCAGAAACAACCGCAGGTGAGGCTCGCGCTGTTGCAGGAAGCCGGATGGCAGAGGGGGCGGCCATAGCCACTACCGCAGTATCAACACTCACCAAAGCCGTATGGGGATTGGCTGGTGGTTGGTTAGGTGTTGCGGCGGCCATGGCTTATGGCGTGTACCAATCAGCCAAACGGTCTAATGTAACAGCGCATCAAGTAGCAGACGACCATGTTATATTGTCTGATGGTACTATTGTAAATAAAAATGGTCAGGGCATATATGATTATGGCGATTCCGTCAAAGATGATGTTAATGACAAAGTCAATACGGGTGATTCTTACGATGGCAACAATAGCTATGATAATCCGGATTCCCTGTATTACAACGCGGATTCTCAGCCACACAAAAATAATACGTATGAGTTGTCGGATGCTCAGAAAGCCGAATATGATGAAAAGAAGTATCAACAATGGTATAACTCCGATGATGCCGAGGCAGTAGCAGAACGCCAACGGCAACAGAAATCGGCGGCTGATGAGGATCTTGCCGCAAAAGAAGCAGCAATAAAAAAACAACAAGACGACTTGATGGCAGCACTGCAAGATAAAAATAAAGAAAAAAAGCCGAAACATGAAGAAAAACCAAAGTCGTATGAAGTGCAAACGCCCGTGGGTGATGTGGCATCTTCTATCGCAGCCGCTCATCCAGAAGGTGAGCAATGGATGGGAAATATTACCGATGATTCGGCGATTCAGTGTGATTCTTTTACCGCCAATGTCTACAATCAAGCTGGCATTGGCAGTATTGGTGGTTACGATACAAGCAGCAATGTGATAAATGATACGGCGTTCAAGGCGGCAAATGCCTATCATCCTGTAGGAGACGGGTACCAAGCACAAAACGGCGATATGGTTGATTTTTCTGGGCATGTAGGGATTTATCAAGATGGCAATGTCATAAGTCGCCAAGCATCTGGCGGGGTTCATACCGCCAGCATGTCCGAGGCAGAGGCGTATTTTGGTTCGGTAAAAGGATATGGATCTATTTCAGATGCCACTGGAAATATGACCATTACGCAGACTGTGGATGAAGCTGGGAAAAAAATAGAAGAAGCGGCGCAAAAACTGGTCAAGGCCAAAGACGAAGCTTATAAATTATTCCAGTCAATGAGCAATACCATTTTGAATGAAAATGATACAACCTATCAGCAGGGTATCAACAAAATAAACCAGGACGTAATCCAAAAACAGCAGGAAATCAATAAACTTGGTGCTGCTGGGGTTGATATAACGGCCTTAGAGCAGGAACTCGATATTTACAAAAAGACTTTAGAAGAAAAAGTCGTGAAAGTTTGGCATGATGCTTGGTTCAAAATCAAAGATGATACGCGAAAATCCTTAGATGATATTTTGGGCGATTATGAAGATGAAGCGCAAATGCAGTATGATGCCACGCTTCGGTCGCTCGAGGAAGAGAAAAAAGAACGTCTAAAGGCAATCGCGCAATCGGGAGATGATGCTGGAGCAAGGCTCGCCGTTGAAAAATGGTATAATGCGCAGGTTATAAAAGCCGCCAATGACCGGGATAAAGCACTATCAGAAGCACATAGCAAGATGATCAAACAGTGGGAATCCGAAGGTGACTATAATAAGATTTTATCGAGTTTGTCGAAGCATCCAGAAAAAGAAAACCAAGATGTGGATACTGCTGGACAGCAGAAATTAGCATCCGAAGTTGTGAAAATATGGGATGCTGCGCATCAAAGTATAGATGCAAATATAGCCTCGGTAGCGGATGATTTATACGGCAGCCTTACCACATCGATGGAAGGTTTTATTTCTGGAACCGAAAGCGCCATGGATGTGGTGCATAGTTTTGGAAATGCAATTATATCTGAGATAGAGCGTATAGCCGCGCAGCAGTTGGCTGGACAATTTATTAGTGGTTTGCTGGGAAACTATATCGGTACGCAATCAAGTGGGGTAAATGGAGCTGTATTTGATCAGTATTTACCTTCTACCAGTTTTAGTACAGGAAGTTATAGTTTTGAAAATACAATGTCCACTACTGCGCATCCTTTTGCCAAAGGCGGAATTGTCACTGCGCCAACTCTCGGCTTGATTGGGGAAGCTGGACAAGATGAAGCCATTATCCCGCTAAACAGTGAAAATTTATCAGCGATCGGCGGCAAAGGCTCAAGTGGCGGCGTTGTTGTAAATATCACAAATAAATCAGATGCCACACCACAGGTTGCAAGCACCAAATATGATGCATCCATTAATAAAACCATACTAGATATTGTTATTGATGGAGCAAGCCGTAATGTGAGCGGGTTTGGTACAAATTTAAAGACGGTTTTAGGGCAATAAAAATAGAAGCTGAGGTGATGATGCATGCTAACTTTTCCTGCGATTGCAGAGCCTAATATATCAAGTGCGGATAATTGTGGGGATTCTTATAAGACGAGTATCCAAGACAGCACAATCAGCACCACAACGGATGCCAATTATAAGCATACAAGGCCTAGAACGACACGAATGATAGCATCTTGGACGTTTGCATGGGTTGCGATGTCAGACGATGATTATAATTTGCTAACTGCATTTTTTAGGCAAGTGGGAACGTATCAAAGCTTTGCTTGGGTAAATCCTATAGATCAGGCTACTTACACGGTCCGATTTGCCGGAAATATGGCGGATTGGCAACAAGTTTATCCGTATGGATGGCAAGGAAATTTGAAGTTTGAAGAGGTGTAGCAGATGCAGGTATGGTCACAAGCAGCAACTCTGCAAAAAAATAAATTGGCAAGTGATGCACCTTTTTTAATTTTAGTTGAAGTTATTTGTAAGAGCTTGCCAGAGCCAATATATCTTGTTCGCAATACCGAAAAGATAACTTGGCGTGGCGTCGACTGGATTCAATTTCCGCTTGAAATCGATTCATCCAGTGAGGATGGAAAGACCATTCCTTCACTAAATATAAAAATCAGCAATTGTGGAGGCATCGTTCAGCAATATATCCAGCAATATAACGGACTTGTCGATTCTGAGATAAAAATATATGTCGTATTGGCAAGCAATGTGTCCAGTTCAGCTGCGGAATTTGAACTGGATTTTTTAATTACACAAACCAAATATAATGAGCAATGGATTACCTTTACCTTAGGTGCGAGCAGCGAGTTAATCAACCGATTCCCAACCAATAAATATATCGCAGATTTTTGTCCATTTACTTGTAAAGATATTCGTTGTGGGTATACCGGGGCAGGGAGCTGTGTCAATAATTTGAAATCCTGCCTCATTCCCCTGCGATTTGGGGGCGAACCAGGAATGACAACATGAAAAATGTATTTGAATACAGTGATTTGATCGGAGTCCCTTTTGTGGATGGTGGCCGAAACAAAGCTGGCTTTGATTGCTGGGGACTGGCCAAAGAGTGCTTTGAGCGGCAAGGCATTTTTGTGAAAGATTATGCGATTGGTGCAATGGAATCGGCAAAAATTGATAAGGAACTCAAAACAAATGAAAAATATTGGGACAAAATAGACACGCCGATTGTTGGTTGTCTTGTGCTGATTAACATATCTTGCCAAAACTTTGCGGACCATGTGGGGATTTATGTGGGAAACCATAAGTTTTTGCATGCATATGCGTATACCGGCGTTTGTTTATCTCCTATTAAACGCTGGAAAAGCCACATAAAAGGATATTATTTGCCAAGGGAGGTGAAATCATGATAAGGCTGCTTACAATTGAAAATCCATTTGAGCCCAAAGTTCAAAAAATAGAAGAATTGGTTTATTTGAACCTGCCAATCGCATCGTATGTAAATACGTATTATCGAGATATTTTTCTAAATGGTAGAAAAATAGAGGAAGCTGAATATAATATAGTATTGCCACAAGATGGTGACGAACTTATTAGTATACCCCATATCGCAAGTGGTGGTGGACTGGGGAAAATATTGGGCTTTGTTGCTACCGTAGCCTTATCGGCTTGGGCTGGCAGTATTGTATCCGGTGGTGGATTTTTTGGCGCACAATTGGCAGCGCATTCTTTGGGTGCGTATCTTGTGTCCGGGGCAGTTATGTATTTAGGTGGCAGATTAATCAATGCCGTGTTTCCGCAGCAAACAACAGGCAATAACGCGGCTGCCACTACGACCACCTATGGTTGGAATTTGCCAACGGTAGCAACCGCCGAAGGTGGGGTGGTCGGGGAAACCTACGGAGTTTGTATTCCAACCCCTCAATTATTGGAGGAGCACATTGAGACCGTTGATGATAGCACACAATATTTAAATTTGCTCTATTGCGGTGGGGCCGGTGAAATTGATTCGATCGATACGATTCGCATAGATTCGACGCCAATTAGCTGTTTTACAGATGTTCAGCTGGAAACTAGGCTGGGAACAAATGACCAGCAGCCCATCAGCTTTTTTGATAATACGCCAACGGATCAATCGGTTGGATTGGCTTTGGATTTAAATGCGCCGTTAATACGAACCACGGATAGTACGGCAGCGAGTTCGCTGGGAATCACCTTAGAATGGTCAAGCGGCCTGTACCATCTCAATGATGATGGAAGCTATGGAACGACGTCCGTTGTTGCGTTGATTGAGTACCGCAAAACCGGAGACAATGATTGGAGCAAACAAGGAAGTTACACGGTATCAGCAGCGACATCGTCAAGTTTTTATAAAACCTATAAGTGGGCTGTGGCCGCTCCTGGTCAATATGATGTTCGTGTAACCATGACCGCAAAGCCAGCAAGTAGCCGCTATATGACCTACACACAGTGGTCCATCTTAACGAGCTATAATAGTGGGAAATATTGTCGTCCGGGTAAAGTCTTAGTGGGGATGCGGATTAAAGCCACCAATCAGTTAAGTGGCGGTATTCCTTCGGTGAACTGGCGGCAGACCAGGAACACGGTATATGTCTGGAATCCGAATACATCGACTTATGAGGCAAAGGCAGCGAATAATCCGATTTGGGCAGCCTATGATATCTTGCATGGATGCCGCAAATTGAAAAATATCAATACGGGAAACGATGAATATGTTGTCGCGGGTTGTGCGCATGAGCATTTGGATGTCTATTACGATGAATGGAGTGCGGCAGCGGCATATGCAGATGAAAAAATCGTAAATCACAACAATGAGTTGGAAAAACGCTTTCAGTTTGATGCATATTTTGATACGGTTCAAAAACGTTTTGATGCGGCAACAAAAGCCGCTGCCGTTGGGCATGCGGCCATCGTTATTCATGGATGCAATTATGGGATTGTTGTAGATAAACCGGGAGAAATATGCCAAGTATTTTCAGAGGGGCGAACGACCGTATCGAGCGTCTCCGGAAGTTTTTTAAGCCGGGATGAACGGGCAAAAGCCGTGGAAATCACCTATAACGATACCAATAATGATTTTAAAAATACACAATTTACCTTGCGAACAGGTTCGTATGATACGGACACGAATGGACAAGATAATACAGCGCAGCTTAAACTCTTTGGGATTTCTCGACGAACGCAGGCTTATCGGGAAGGGGTTACAGCTCTTGCCGCCAGTGAAAGACAATTGCAAACCATTGAGTTGAGCACGGACATAGACGGGGTAACTGCAGAATACGGCGATATTGTTGGCTATGCCCATGCCATAAGCAAAATAGGGATAGCAAGCGGGCGTATCGTACGTGCTACCAACACTACCGTTGTTTTAGACAAAGAAGTCACGCTGGAAGCCGAGAAAACATATGAGATTTATATGCAGTTATCCGATGACACTTTAGTAAAACGGGCAGTAGTCCCGGTCGATGCTACTACGCATACGTTGACGCTAACGCAACCATTTGGCACAATTCCTCAACAATACGATTGCTACTCCTTTGGGGAAACGGATAAGGCAGTGAAACCGTTTCGGATTGTTGGAGCCGAACGGGATGGCGATTTGCTGGTCAAGCTCAAAATGATCGAATATGATGCTGCTGTTTACGCGACAGAGCTTGATTACAGCAAATATCCCGATATTGATTACACCAATACCAGCGATTATGCAACAAAAAATGTTGTTGCCAGCGAAGACACCTATATGCAGGCCGACGGAACGGTGATCACCAATATTGATATTTCTTGGGATGTTCCTGCCGATTATAGCTCAACAATCACCGGCTATAGCGTAGTTATTACCGATAAAACGACCGGTGCGATTTCTGCGGTTAGCACGGCGAATACCTATTATAAATATAGTGCAATTGCTAGGCATTCTTACAAAATACAAGTGAATGCGAAAATTACGGGAATAACCGTAGATGGTGGAAGTACAACCATTTATGTCACAGGAAAAGATGAACCGCCGCCGGATGTAATGGGACTAAAAGCTGTCGTGAACCCGGCAGATCGGACGCAGGCTGTTTTGAGCTGGAATCCTGTAGTTGCGGTGGATTTAAACCATTATCGAGTTAAGCTCAATGGGACAGAATATAACACGGCGGCCACTACGACGACCATCACCGCAACCGTCAATACTCCAACGGTGTCAGTCGTTGCGGTCGATAATAGCGGCAATGTCAGTGTCAATCCCGCTGCTTTGATGGTTGCTATTGTAGCAGGTCCGAGTGATGTAGTCGGTTTTAAAGTTTGCCAAAAAGCCACAGACCGCAGTGTTTTAGCCATGAGCTGGGACGCGGTAACGGACACGGATTTAGGGCATTATGAGATTCGTTTAGGCGACACCTGGGCAAGTTCAAAAACAATCGATGTTACAAAATCCTTGTCTACATCCTATCAGCTTACCCAAAGCGGATATTATCGCATATGGATAGCGGCCGTAAATGCCGCTGGTAAATATAGTGCAAATCCGGTAGTAGTGGAGATTCAAGCTGTTTGTGAGCCGGATCAACCGAAAAATTTAGCCTATACGCAAGATGTTCGTAATGCCAAACATGTGATTTTAGAATGGACGGCTGCAGCTGGTCAAGATATCGCTGGTTATGAAATCAGCCGTAATGGAGTGGTCGTTGGTTTTGCTGCCGATGCAATCTATACCGATACCATAACTGTAAGTGGTACCTATGTGTATAGTATTCGAACAAAGACCGTAGGCGCGTTTTATTCAGGCATGGCGTATCTTACGGCGGCTATTATGCTGGAACCGTTAGATGTAACCAATTTTAAAGCGGTGCAGCAGCTTACGGATAAAAGTGTTGTTCGCCTAACGTGGGATGCCAATAGTGCTGGTGATTTGAGCCATTATGAAATCCGAGAAGGGTCTTCGTGGGACGAGGGGAAAGTCGTGGTCGCTCATGCGGTCGGAACGTATGCAGATGTGGAAATAAGTGAAGAAAAAAATTATACCTGGCAAATAAAAGCCGTGTCGAGCAATGGCTTTTACAGCCTGTATCCGGCAATTGTCATAGGGATTTTTAGTTTGAATCCTACACCGGTAAGCTATATCCAAGCAAAACAATCGGCGGATGATAAATCGGTCTTAAATATTCAATGGACCGGTGTCGATGATAAAGATTTGGCGGGCTATCAAGTGAAAATTGGGGATGTATGGGATAGCGCTGAATCTTTGCCTTTAACACAGGAATTATATACGACCTATAAATTGACGGCTTCAAATGGCTATCGAATTATGATAAAGACCTTAAATAATAGCGGATATTATTCTGATGAAATGAGCATAGATTACACGGCGAAAGTAGAACCTTCGGATGTAACGGGCTTAATTGCTTTTCAAAATGGCGATACGGTCGAACTTTATTGGGATAAGGTTGCAGATGCCGATGTCGTCGGGTATGAAGTGCGCGAGGGTTATAGCTTTGACCAGTCAAGCCTAATCAGCACCGGAGTCACGAATACCGATAAAGTCATAAGTATTGATACAATGCGCCTTTATAAATTTCACGTTAAGGCAATTAATAGGAGCGGATATTATAGCAAATATGCCGTTACGGCTATGATCAATATAACCAGTTTGGCACCGAAAAACGTGATTGACACCTTCGATGAAATTGCTTTAGCCAGTGGGACGCATGAAAATACAGAATTTGGCCAGTCTAGTCTGAATTTCCAGACCTTAGGCGGCCGGTTTAGCGACTATCCTACAACAAAATTTAGCGAAGTTGGTGGTAAGTCGGTATTGAAACTGGCAAAACAGTCTGATGGAAGCTACGCTGATACAGGAATCTATACCGCGGCGATTATTGATATTGGCTCAGTTATTACGTGTAATGTAACGACACTATTCACAAGCTCTACAATGCTACGTGGTGGAACCGCGATTTTGCAGGTTCGAAACAGCCAAGATGGAAGCACCTGGCTGGATTGGTCCGAATTTAAGCCAATACAAAGGACTTTTCGATTTATTCAGTTTCGGGTTATTTTGCAAACGAATTCTTCGCTAAAAACACCAGAGGTAAATCAATGCACAATTAGTATTGATGTCCCGGACACGGATATAGCATTAAGTGCAGCCATTGCTGTTGGTGGCACTAAAGTGAGTTATGGGCGTGCATACTATACGATTCCTTACGTGACGCCATGCGCAATCGGAGAAAATCTTCATGCAGAGCTGATTAGTAAAGATAAAGCGAGTTGCGTAATAAAAATTAAGGACAAAAATAATAATGATGTCGGCGGGGCAGCTGATATACGAGTAAAGGGCTATTAAGTTAGTCCTTTTTATGTTGAAAATGAGGTGATAGTAAATGGCTTATGATAGCACGAAACCGGCTGATGATGAATATTTAAGTGCATTTCCCGCCGAAATGAGAGAGCAACTACGTGCAATTATGGAAGATGCGCTTGTTAATGCACTAAAAGTAAGGGGATATTCGCCGGGCAACCTTACGGGGAATATCCCCTTGAATAATGGAACACTAAATACAAATCTGAATGCAGATCAGCTGGATGGGCATGACGCGAGTTATTTTTCTGCGGATGGTCATGTGCATGCGGCGGCCACTCCATCTAGCAATGGATTTATGGCAAACACGGATAAAGCCAAACTGGATGGTGTTGCAACAGGAGCCGAGGTCAATCAAAATGCTTTTAGCAATGTTGCTGTAGCTGGAACAACGATTCAAGCTGACAACAAAACAGATACGCTGACCTTTGAAGCTGGTGCAAACATCGCGATAACACCGGATGCCACAAATGATAAAGTCAATATAGCGGTAACTGGCACGGTAAATAATTCGGATATGCTTGATGGAAAGCATGCAAGTGATTTTTCGCCTAATAATGTAGTGCCTAGTCCATTCTCTGTGTCTGGGACTACGACAGGAAGTAGCTTTCCAACAGGAATATCTTATTCACCTATCTATAATAACGGATTCCCTGTTTCGTATGGTAATGCTTTGACAATCAAGAATCAAGGGATGACTCAATTTGCATTCGAATGGAGTGGTAGCAATGCTACGCCGGGGGAGATATGGTTTAGAAATGCTAGAGACTCGTCCATAGATAGCTGGTCGGGATGGCGAAAAATACTTCATTCAAACGGTGGAGCTATAGCCGGGAATCTCGTTTTTGACGATAGTAGCGAGAACAAACTGTATGGTGCGAATCATAATTGCGGATTGTCAATGTATGGTGGGGGATTGGCACTATATGATTGGGCGAATAACCGGAGTGTTTGGAATTATACTTTTGCAGACAACATAGTAAGGTGTGATGCTGATGCGAAATTCAGTCACCAAGTATATACAGATGGATGGTTTAGAACTACGGGTGAGACTGGTTGGTATAGTGAGAAGTATGCTGGTGGCTGGTATATGGCGGATACGACTTGGATTCGGGCATACAATAACAAAAGTGTTTACACACAGGGCGTGTTCCAAGCAGATGGTGGATTCAATGGGAGATTAAATGGTTGTGCAGGTTCTTTAGCTAGGTCGGGAGACAATACAATTCCTATGACATTTAACTGGTCGGGACAAAATGGACAGCCGCCATGGTTATGGGGTGGTAGCGATGGCACAAACATGTATGTCTATAACCCATCAAACTTTAGTGTTAATTATGCAAATAGTGCAGGTAGCATCAATGGTTATTCAGCAGACTCAATCACGAGACGTGTATCGGGGAGAAATACGCCAATCATAACACCACTTATGGTTCATGATAATTGGGTTACTAATACAGGCGCAGGAATGAGTGGGAAAACAGGAGGAGATATAGCACTATCTCAAGATTATAGAAACTTTGATAAGATTCTTGTTATAGGAAATGATGATAATTGCAACGCACCAATGACTGCATTATGGGAGAAATGGGAACTGGATTTTGTATTTAATAATACTTGGAGATTCAATATTTTCAAAGATTATTACTTGAACTGGTGGGTATATTCATCGGTAAAATTAGGGACAACAGTCAATAGCTTATCTACGCCGACATTATGGTACACACAACAACAAGCTACTGTAATAAATGAAATTTACGGAATAAATTATTAAGAGGTGATAGGATGTTTTATTTATTTAGAAATGCAACCTGCCTTTGCTTATGCGAAGACAAGAAAAGGCTAGAAGATATGAAAGAAGATGGAGATGTCATTCTTGAGCATGAGCGATGGCTTCAGCCTGCTGACTTAGCGATAAGCTCTGATGGGAAAAGTATTATTGTAAAGGAAATTACGCAAACGGTAGCAGAGATAAAAGCACAAAAATTTGCAGATTGTAACAATAAATATACTGTTTTGTTAGAAAATATATCTGCAGCTATTCAACAGGTTTTTGCGAGGGGGGAAGACATATCTATATTGCAAAAAAAATATAATGATGTTCGCGACGAATGGAAAACTGAGCTTCTGGATATTCAGAACAGTGTAGAAACTTGAAGTAAAAAGAAGCAGTTAGATGGTGAGGTGATTATATGGTAGTAGATACAGAGGCAGTGGGTGGGTTGCTTGCACTTGGTGGGACGTTTGCAGGTGGTGCAGTTTGGATCTGTAAATCCATGGTTGTGCCTTTAAAAGAAACCTTGGAAAAACTGATTCATTCTATAGAAAAGCTAGAACAATCACTGAATGCCGAACGTGACGAACGGCATGAATTGGAGGTGAAAGTACAAGGAATCGATGACCGGGCAAAATCTTTGCAGCATCGAGTAGATCGCTTAGAAGATGAGGTGAGAGGCAAGTGAATTGGCTACAAAAACATATCGCAACAATCTGCATGGTGTTTGGATTGTTTGCGGCAGCATTCGTGCTGATATCTTGGGGCGTTGGTTATTATTGCAACGCTCTTTTTGGTATGCATTTTGAAACAGCATCTTGTTGGCAAGGTATCAGTGCCATTGGAGCTGGTCTTGTAGGCCTCTTTAAATGGCTGATTGATAGCAAATTAAACACAGAACCAGGCAGTACACCAAAATAAAGAAGGGATGATATTTTATGAGAGGTATTGATGTATCAGATAACAATGGAGAGGTAAATTGGCAAGCAGTTGCGGATTCGGG